GAAATGGCTATGCTACTTCAGATGCAGGTTGCCAATGGGGTACATTTATCATTACTTCACCTAGATTCACAAATAAGTTTTGGATAGGTCGAATTTGGGGATATAAGTTCGTAAATTTCATTAAAATTGGATCATAAGTTCAGATTATGAGAACATTACACATTATACTGGTAACAGGCGTGTCATTCAGAATTACAATGTGGATACAGCAGCTTGGAAAAAGTATGAATTTCAAATTACCATGAAATAGCGAGGCCTTATTTACCAATGCTCTTCATACTGTCAGTGCCAACGACAGTAACGGCATAAAAAATGACATGTATGCTAATTGGAATACTTTTAAAACTGGTGTAGCTGCACTTCTGTACCGAAATTCTGCCGAGGCATGGATCGGACTTATCAATAAATACGATAATGCTAAAGGAAGCGTTTTACTGATCAACTCCTGGGGCTCAATTAAAGTTTACCGACACTATGGAACCGTTTTAACTGACATATATGTGGCATCTTGAAATCGTAATTTAACTGAGTAATAGAGGGGCGAAATGTTCACAGTAAAGAAAAATAAGATCGAAAATGGACACGATTGCTGGGGAAGAAGTGAATTCGATAATGTGTATGATGTTTATCACAATAACGAATTTGTATGTCGTATGATGAGCGATCCAACAGAATTAATCAACAAAGTTAATAACATCGTAAAAAAGGAGGAGAGTCCAATGAATAAATACATCGGAACAAAAATGATTGAAGCGGAACCAATGACGAAGGGAGTTTACAACGAAAGTAGAGGCCGAGCTGTTCCAGGGGATCCGAACGATGCGGGATATCTGGTAAAGTACCAGGATGGTTACGAGTCATGGAGCCCGAAGGAAGTATTTGATAAGGCTTACATGAAAGTAGATGATAATACAGATCTTCCGTCTGGTGTCAGCATCGGACAGAAGATGGTAGATGAGTTTATTGCCTACACGGAGACGAAAACGATGGGAACAAAAACCACAGTGGTGCGCTGTGTTCTCAGAAATGGTTTTGAAATCGTGGAGTCAACCGGATGCGTCGATGAAAAAAACTATTCTGAAAAAATCGGGTACGAAATCTGTATGGAACGAATCAAAAATAAAATCTGGGAACTTCTGGGCTTTCTGCTTCAGATGGCGTGGAATGGAATCCAGTAGGGAGGAGAGGGTAAGATGGATAAATTAGTGTTAAAAGATGGGACAAAAATTGACCTGGTGGCAGGAGCATCTCTAGGCGCGCTTCAGATTGAGAGCGAGAGTCGGGAGACTATGCTGGAGATTTGGAAAAAGCTGACAGACGAAAATCTGAAATCGATCCAGATCGAAACGTCAGACGGTCTGACGGTGGGAAAATATGAAGATGTCCTTCTGGTTTCTGAAACATCCGCTGTTGAAGGGGGCAAAGTAAAAACCAGCTTCAATATGCGTGAAAAGACATCCGAAGAAAAACGTCTGGACGCATTGGAAGAAAGTCAGGAGATCCAGGATGAGGCGATCATAGATCTCGGTGCTGCGGCGAGTGAGCTTGCGGAGA